TCCTGATAAACCAGGTAAACTAAAATAAGCAAAAGAATCACAAATATTTTTTACTGTTTGTGCTTCAGATGAAGTTTTTGGTGTAAGAATAAACTGTAATGTGAATTCTCGTAAATCAGTACCTTGAAATAGTAACTGAGTTTGTGGATTGGTCATTGCAATACCTGCCGCTTGAGCAGCTAAGGCGGCTCCTTGACCAAGAACACCTGATGCTATTGCTGATGCGGCTTTGATTGCATAAGGAGTTACTAAATCTTTTCTAAGACCATTTGCTTTTATGTCTGAGTAAGCAGTTGCGGCTATGCCCGCTAAACCTAATTCTTTTGTTAAACTAACTTTATTCCAGTCTGCATTATATTCTACTTGCAATTCTTCTGGCATAAACAAATTAATTGTGGCTAATGGCGCTCCTTGTGTTAAAGGAGTATACTGACTTGCTGTTAAAGTTTTTAGGCCTAAGTTTGCAATTTTTCCTAATCCAGTTTGTACATTATTTAAAAAACTTTCTGCAGTAGGTAAAGATGCATTTTCGCCACTAATAGCATTTGAAATTCCAGCACCAAGTTGATTCACAAAATTTGCAGCCGAATTTCCTAATCCTGTTTTATAATCATATGCTTGAAATATGACCGCATGTCCCATGGCAGGATTTGAACCTAAATCTGATGGATAAGTCATTACCTGAGCTGAAGGTGTCCCATTTAGAAGTGAAGCCAAAGGATTAGCTAAGGAATTTAAACTGACACCACCAATATTTGTAGGAATTACTGTAAAAGCCATGGTAACCTTTTTTGTTGAATATATACTATTTATGGCATATTCTGGACTATTTAAACCTCGTAACCCTCAAAAATATATTGGGGATCCTACAAATATTGTCTATCGCTCGAGTTGGGAAGCGAAAGTAATGCATTGGTTAGACAATAATGACGATATTATTAATTGGGCTTCTGAAGAATTGATTGTTCCTTATATATCACCAGCTGATGGTAAAAGACATAGATATTTTCCAGATTTTTTAGTTAAAATAAGAACTAAAGAAGGTAAACTCAAGACTATGATGCTTGAAGTAAAGCCCAAAAAACAAACTTTACCACCCGAACCACGACAAAGAATGACTAAGCAGTATGTAAATGAGGTTGTAACTTATGGTGTCAATCAGGCTAAATGGAAAGCTGCTAATGAATACTGTTTAGACCGTGGTTGGGAGTTTAAAGTATTAACGGAAGAACATCTAGGCATCAACTAAATAGAATATGGCATCTAAATTAACGACACTCGCACAGCAAAAACCAGCAGAATTGGAAGCATTATCCAAAAAATCTGTTCAATGGTTATTAAACAAGATTCAAAATTTAAGAGGTTTATCTTCTGTACCTGGTGCGATTGCTCGTGAAGAATTTAGACAAACTAATAAATTTATGTTGGGTTATTTGTATTATTTCTTTTATGACCCAAAAGGTAAAGATGATTTACCGTATTATGATAAGTTCCCTTTGGTATTGGCATTACAGAGATATCCAGATGGCTTTTTAGGCTTAAATCTTCATTATTTGCCACTTAAATATAGGTTGGCATTTATCGGTAAACTCATGGATTACGCAACCTACACACCTGAAAATGAGATTAAGAGAATTAAAGTCACCTATGACATTTTGCAGGCCTCCAAGCGGTTTAGAGAGTTTAAACCATGTATTAAGCGTTATTTACATGGTCATATTAAATCAAAAATACTTGCCGTTCAGCCAAATGAGTGGGAAGTGGCATTGGTATTACCGGTACAACAATTTAAGGGTGCCAAACCACAAGAAGTTTGGGAAGATTCAGTAAACGAAATAAAAGGGGTATAAATGCCTGGTAATATAAACGATTTTCGTGCCAGTTTTAATGTTGATATTGCTCGCCCATCAAGATTTGATGTAACTATTCCTGTTCCTTTATCATTGGCTTCTTATATCACTTCTGCAAGAGGTTTAACTTTTAGGTGTAAACAGGCTCAATTACCTGGCAGAGTATTTGAAACTGCTGAAAAGAAAATGGGTTCTGCGCCAGTTGAAAAGTTTCCATATCACACAAATTATGAACAAGCAGAATTTACTTTTATTGTTTCTGATGATATGAATGAAAAGATATTTTTTGATGCTTGGATGGAATTAATTAATCCGACAATAACTTACAATTTTCAATATAAGTCAAATTATGCTGTAGACATTGTTGTTAATCAATATAATGTATCAAATAATTTGACTTATGCTGGAGTATTACAAGAAGCATTTCCAATTGACGTACAACAAATGGATTTAGATTGGTCATCTGATAAGTTTCATGAACTAACAGTAATATTTGTCTATAAACAATGGCAAAATGCTACCGTAAGTACATTGAGTCAAAACTTTGCATCAGGTGCCTTGACTTCATTAATATCATCACTTTAATTGATTTGAATAGGGAGATTTAAAATGGCTTTGCCAAAAATTGATGCACCAACATATGAATTAGAATTGCCTCTTTCTAAAAAGAAAATTCAATTCAGACCGTTCTTAGTAAAAGAACAAAAGAATTTAATGATGGCGATGGAATCAGACGATAAAGAAACGATTGAAAGAAACATTCGTCAAGTATTAAACAATTGCACTATTACAGAAAATATTGATATTGATAAACTACCTGTAATTGATATTGAATATTATTTTATTAACCTTCGTGCTCGTTCTGTTGGTGAAATTGTAGAAAACAAATATGTTTGTACCAATGAAGTAAACGACAAACAATGTGGTAATAGAATGGAAACCAGTTTTAATTTATTAGATATTAAAGTTGAATTTAGTGAAAATAACAAAGAAGTAATTCAGATTACAGATAAAATTTCAATTAAGATGAAATATCCTGAATTTTCTTTGGTACAAAAGTTAAAGAACAAAGAGTCAGCGGTAGATGTTGCATTTGAAGTAATGATGGATAGTGTTGAATGGATTTTTGATGGTGAACAATATTACCACGCATATGAAACACCAAGAGAAGAATTATTACAATTTATTGAATCGTTGAATCAAGAACAGTTTAGTAAAATGGAACAATTCTTTGAAAATCTACCACGAATGAATAAGAAAATTGAAATAAAATGTTCTAAGTGTGGATTTGACCATAGTATTAATATGGAAGGGCTCGAAAGTTTTTTCGGGTAATATTTTGTTATGACAATTTGAGAAATTATTATAAGACTAATTTCTCTTTGATGCAGCACCATAAGTATTCTCTCACGGAACTTGAAAATATGATACCGTGGGAGAGAGATGTATATATTGCTATGCTCGTTCAGCATATTGAAGAAGAAAATGAAAAAATAAAACAACAACAAGCTGCAATAAAAAGGCGATAAATGGCGGGAAAAACTGCTAAAGGTATCTCAAAAGTAATCAATAAACTTCATGGTATTGATAAACCAGAACCTTTGCAAGAAGGTAAAGGTTATTCTACTGAAGGTGCTGGCACAGAAATAAAAAAAACACCACAGACAAAAGAATCTAAAAAAGAAAAACCAAATGAATTGGTAATATGGGACCTTTTGAGTAAAGGTAAATTTGAAGAAGCATTAAAGCTAGTTGATAATAATTTGAGTCTGTTGAGTTCTGACCAAAAAGAAATAATAGACGAATGGAGAAAAATTCAGCAAGAAAAAAAACGATTAGAAATTCAACAAGAAATAAGAAAAGAATATGGCGTTACTGAAGAAGATGTTCAACGCCGTAATAATATATTATCACAAAGAGCTCAACTAGAAAAGATGGGTGAAACTTTTGCATCAAATTCTGGTCCAATTGTTTCAAATCTTTTATCGGGTGTAGCAAAGCCTAATCCTGCAAGACAACAATCACAAAACAATCAATCTTTGTTTGGTGTTCCCAATACAAAACAAACACAAGAATCATCAACGGTAGATACAAAAAAAGATCCTGAACGTACCAAAATAGGCCAAGGCCCCGTTAAAGAAGTTCAAGTTGGTGATGGTGAAGCTGATATTCTTGCTAAAATGTATAATCTTATGCAAGAGCAACAATCATTTCAAAATAAAAAAACAAGAGATGAGAAAAAATATCAAAGAGAAGTTAATAAAGAAAAAGAAAATGCATTAGAAGAAACCATAGAATCTGTAAGTGCGGTTTCTAATATAAAACCATCAAAAATATCCAAAAAGAAAAATCTTAAATCGAGTTCGGGAAAAATTAAAAAAAGTAGAAGCCCAAGATTCTTGCAAAACATTTATGGTATTGCTGTAATTGGCGGTGATATTTTACTCAATACCAATTGGAAAGAAAAATTTGAAAAAACTTTCAAAGATGCAATGAAAGACTTTAATTTAGATTTTAAAACTGCCGAAGAAAAAAATTATACAAAAGACATAACAGGAGCAAGAAAGTCAATAGAAGATTATATTGGCAGACAAATTTCAGATAAAGAGTTTGATGAATTAATTAGAGCAACTTCAGCAGAAGCAGGAGCCAAATCAAACAAAACTGAAGAATCAATGATTATGGCAACAATATTAAATCGTGCAAGAGATAGTGGTAAAACAATTACAGATGTTTTAAATCAACCAAATCAATTTCAAGCTGTAACCGGAACAAAATTAAAACCAGGTCCTTCAGAAAGATATACAAAAGGTCCTTCATCAGAGAGAAAAGAAGATATTATTTCTGGTGCAACAACTATTTTGCCGCAAGTATCAAAAAAACAAAAAAGATTTACAGCTGAAAGTGAAGCTGCTTATGGGCCAGGCACAAATATTGGATACAGAGAAGAATTAAAAAAATCAGGCGGTGATGTTGTTGGTGGTACAAGATTTGAAACAAAAGCTCCCACATCTACATCAACTAATTTAGCTAAGATAATGCCTAAAGATATAACCAGTTCATTTGGTAAAAGAATGTTGGGTGGTGTAACAGAAGAACATGGTGGTGTAGATATCAAAGGTAATTTGCATGACCCTGTTGTATCAGCTAAAGATGGAAAAGTTTCTACTGTTGGTTACCAAGAAGGTGGTTATGGAACTTATATCGAAGTTGACCATGGTAACGGTTTTAAAACGAGATATGCACATCTTTCAAAAACTGATGTTAAAGTTGGTGACGTAGTTTCTACTGGACAAAAAATAGGTGAAGTGGGTGCAACAGGTCATGTTACAGGACCACACTTACATTATGAATTATTAAAAGATGGCCAAAAAGTTGATGTTACAAAATCTGAATCATTTAATTTAAATCCTGTTGTGCCTGATTATAAATTATCTTCCGCTGATAAAACTTATAGTGAAACAAGAGATATGAAAAAAGATATGAAGGTTGCTGATGCATCTTCAGGTTTAAATATAGTAAATAATACCACTAATGTGATTAAACCGGCAACTACATATGCTATGGGAGAAGAAAACGAATATTCTTACCCGCCATTAT